CGGAAAAGCAGCAAGGATGCCGGACAAGAATGAGGTCGGAAAAATGCTCGAATTCGAGATGAAAGAAGATTCAGCCGGCAAAGTGACCCACGGGGACGCTGAATACGCCACATGGGATCATACTCCTGAATCCATCAAGGTTGAACTGGACACCGTTCGTGAAGGTATATTCTCTATGACCTCTACCCCTGATCTGTCCTTTGAGAATATGAAGGGAATTGGCGCACTATCCGGCACGGCCATTCAAATGATGTTCATGGATGCCTTTATCAAGCGTGAGGACAAGATGGAGATATTCGGTGACGCCGTGACCCGTTGCGTCTCTGTTGTAAAGGCTGGTATTCAGAATATAACAAAATTAGCCTCCCAGGGTGACGCGGGACTTGAAGATATCTCTGTTGAGTTTAACGATGTCCTTCCGTCAGACTTCAAGGAACTTATTGATTCACTGGTTGCTGCTACCGGTGGCAAGGCAATTATTTCACAGGAAACGGCCGCCTCTCAATCACCCTTTACGAGCGACGCAATGGAGGAAATCAAGCGCATCCGGGAAGATGAGGGTATGGGTATTACAAACGAATCATTTAATCTACCATAATCATGAAACAAAAAAACGTACTTTTTGACTTTCTCTCAGCATGGAAAAAGGGTGATCTGAAAACAGCCCTCGGACTAACGCAGAAAACATGGTCACACACGGGACCGGAAGATCCTGAAACCAAACAACCTATCCCGCGAACAGAAAAGGACCTCGAAATAGCCCTACTGGGGAAAAAGCTCACTGGATTCGGTATCGTATCATTCACAAATGTGTCGAATGTCAAAGCTCAATTTGGTGTAACCCTTGAATTTGGAAAGGAAAAGGTTGATTCTGTTGTTAACCTGATCTGCGAAGAATGGCCCTTCAAACCTTCACCCTTTGGTGACTGGGGCGTAAACCCGGCATCGATCATGAACAGTTATAAACCTGTTGATGAGCCGAGGGAAGAACCGGCATTGAAAAACCAGGCCGGCGATGTTGTAAATGGTGATGCTGAAGTTCCTGGTCCTGCACCTAAACAGGCACGAAAACGGACGCCGAGGAAAACAAGCGCAAAACCACGCAAAAAGCCAGCAAATGAAAGTAAGAAGTAAGGCCACTATGGAAGCGCTACTTGTAACAGGAGACATCTTTGATGAGCGATCCCACAAGTCAATCCGGGAATTCATTGGCAATACATTGACCTCTGAGCGCAACCGGTCAACACTCTCAGTCAGCACCCGCAAATCCCGTTACAATATCCAGCAGGGGGATTATATTCTCAAAGACAAGGCGGGGAAAATTACGGTGATAAGCGAGTATGAGTTTGAGTTTAACTACGAAAAGGTTTGAACACTGAATCCCTCATACACAACTACGAGAAGCAGCTAATGAAGCTAATAAGGGCCCAGGAAAAGGGCCTTTCTCGTATCTTCTCGTCATTCGCCCGCAGATCATCCGTGATCCTTGCAAGGTATAATGATCCGGGCAACGTGCGTAATGTGTGGATACGCAATAAGCAGAATGAAAAAGACCTGATGCGCGAATTAAAGATACTTCAGGAGAATATCACAAAATACCTCATAGCCCAGGGTGAAGCGTCATGGAACCTGGCATCTGACAAAACGGATGTTATCGTTAAGGATTATATCAAAGGGTTATCCATTTCCGAGGCGGCCCGTGAGGGGATCTTTTCCCGGAACCTTGACGCGCTGAAAACATTCCAAAACCGGCGTGTTGGGAATATGAACCTATCAGATCGGGTATGGAAGATCATGCAGGAAACAAAGTCACAATTTGAATTATACCTACAATCCGGCATATCTTCAGGACGGAGCGCTTCGGCAATTACCCGGGATGTGAAACAGATGCTTCAGGAACCGGATGCATTATACCGAAGGGTGCGCGATAAGAAAACCGGTAAACTGGTTGAGTCCCGGCCAATGCGAAACTACCATCCAGGTACAGGGAAATACAAGTCAGCATATAAAAACGCCCTGCGGATGACCAGGACGGAGACTAATATGGCATACCGTTACGCTGATCAGGCCCGCTGGAATAAGCTGGATTTTATCACCGGCTACGAGGTAAAACTCTCCGGATCACATCCTGAATATGACATCTGTGATGAGATGGCCGGGGAATATCCAAAGAACTTTTCCTTCGGAGGTTGGCATCCGAATTGTTACGATGCAGAAACAGAGGTATTGACTGTTGACAGGGGCTGGCAGTTATTCAAGGACGTTGAATTTGGGGAAAGGATTTATAGTCTTAATACACAAACCCGGAACCTTGAAGTTGCTATATGTATTGATAAACAGCAGCACAATTTCAATGGTGAAATGATAAGGTTTCACAATCGGTCCTTAGATTTACAGGTTACCCCGGATCATAGAATGGTCTACATTGGCAAGAATACCACTGAAATAAGGATGAATAAATTAGCCAAAGATTACGATAAAAACAAAGGTGGTTTATATAGGTCCTGCAATTGGACTGGGGAAACAACTCAAATGATCAAGGTGGGTAAATACCAAATATTATCAAGCCTATTAGCCGAATTCATGGGATATTGGTTAAGTGATGGATCATATTCAAGAAAATATGCCTTTAGTATTGCACAAGCTGTCGATAATGATGTAGTAACAAGGGGTAAAATAAGGGAATGCCTGAAAGAAATGCCATTTGATTACCATGAAAGGAATTTCGGTTTTGAAATGTATGACAGAAATATGTTTCAATACCTGATCAAATTTGGTAGGTCACATGAAAAATATGTACCTGAATTTATCAAGACCTCTAATAAAGATATCATTTATGAATTTCTGAATGCGTTCATATCATGCGATGGGCACATTAGGAAAAATAAACCGTTTATCGGAAGCCACGGTAATATGTTCATTCCAAAAAGTGACAGCCGTACCTATTTCACTTCGTCAAAACAAATAGCCTCAGATATCGGGGAACTGATATTGAAATTAGGTAAAAGACCGTCATACACGAAGCGGGATGACATGGGAGAACACAATTTCCCAAATGGCATATACAAAATAAATCATATTCTTTGGGTAATATCTGAATGTAATTCCCAAACAGCCACAGTATTTGAAAAGAATTATGTTGAATATTCAGGTAAAGTTTACGACATCACAATTGATAAAAACCATACTCTTTATGTCCGGCGAAATGGTAAATGTGTTTGGTCATCAAATTGCTATTGCTACACAGTCCCGGTCATGCTCTCCCAGGACCAGTTTGTGAATTACCTTGACAGTGGCAAGGTACCAGAAGGATTAAAAGTCAAAGGGGTACCGCCCTCTGGCGTTCGCTATGTCCGAGATCACTCACCCGCATTGTCAAAGGTAGAGAACAAACCCTACTGGCTGGATAATTTCACCTACAAAAAAGGGGCGTACTACCCGAAACAGGTTATTGAGAAGCCTCCCACTATTAAGGGAGAGATAATTAAGAACAAATAAAAAAAAGGCCCCTATTGGAGCCTTATGTCAAGTTCGTGGAGCATCTTCTCTATCGTCCCGGCCCGCGCCTCTCTTTTCCCGGATAAGTACTCAGAGATCGTTGCCTTACGTTCACCCGTCCTACGGGAAAGCTCGGACTGATTTATACCGAGCTCTTTCATTTTGGATTTGATCGTTTCGCGTATCATTTTATTTCCCTCCCTCATCTTCAAGTTGCGTATGCTAAGACCACAGCCGTTGTGCAAGTTTCAGCTTACTTTCAATGTCGTTTAACTCTTTCTTTGCATAAGTCAAAGAATATGAATGACTTCTTTCGATAGTGCCGTTTTTAAGCCCTTCATGTTTTGCTTTTGCTTTTTCAAGTTCAAACTCATAAAACTCTAAACTTTCGGGCATTGAAAGATTTATTATATTAGCTTTTGCAGCCCAATAAGCTACTCGGCTTTCATATTCCTCAGCCTGTTTTGAAAATTCAACGGCTTTACTCATCCTATTATGGTTGCGTTCAATTACAGCCCTGTGCCTTTTTTCGCTGTGATGTCCAACTTTTATTGGTTCACCAAGTGCGAGAAAGTCTGCGCCCTCATTCGATGCTTTCCAATAATTATCGCTTTTCTTTTCAGCATTTAAAGCAGCATTTTGAAGTCTTTCTACTTTTTTCTTTGCCCATTCTTGTTGGTTAAATCCATCAGCCCGAACAATTGAGTAATAAAAAAAACTTTCTTTTTCGGCGATTAAATTAAATACGA